TTCCTGTAGGAGCTACAATGTTAATTCACTCTAATGGCACAGATGCAAGATTAGACATTTTACAAAAAGGTAATTTTGCAATCACATCGAGCTCTATTACTGCATACACTGCAGTGGCTGGTGATAACTTATTAATAGATACAGCTGCAGCCCAAGTTACTATTACACTACCAGCTAGTCCGAGTATGGGTGATGAAGTTAGTATTATGGATGTATCAGCAAGTGGAGGATTTGGTTCTAACAAAGTAATACTTGCTCCAGGAACTAAGAATATTAGAGGTGTTAATGCAAATGTAGATTTAACCTCTAACAATCAATCGATTAAATTAAGATACACTAACGCAACCAAAGGTTGGCAATACGTATACAACCAAACAACATAGGAGTAATCAGTGCTTACTAAAATTAAGTTTGCTCCTGGAATTGATAAACAAGATACCTCAGTCGGAGCAGAAGGGCGTTGGGTTGACTCAGATAATGTAAGATTTAGATACGGCCTACCAGAAAAAGTAGGTGGTTGGCAATCTCTTCTAACAGATACAATCGTAGGAGTAGCCAGAAAACAACACGCTTTTGTTGATACAGATGGCAATAGATATGTAGCCATTGGTACAGATAAATTTTTACTTTTATATTTTGAAGGTCAGTTATTCGATATAACACCTCTTGCAACTGCAATTACAGGTGCAACATTTACTTTTAACGGAACAACAACTGTAACCTTAACAACGTCAGCGGATCATGGAATTGCTGTTGGAGATATAATTAGATTAAGTGCAGCAACTCTACCAGGTGGTACAACAGGTGTAACAACAGCGACTTTTGATAACATAAACTTTCAAGTATTGTCAGTGCCTACCTCTACAAGTTTAACCATACAAGCAGCCACTGCAGGTTCAGCATCTAGTGGTGGATCTGTAACAATTACTCCATATGAAGTGGTAGGTCCCGCAGCACAATCTTATGGTTATGGGTTTGGTATTGGAAACTACGGCGGTACAATTACTGGTGTTGCACAAACAAATTTAGACGGAGCGTTGAACGCGGATACTGCTGGTACAGGTGGATCAGGAACTTCAATCACAGTTGACTCAACCACTGGTTTTGATGCTGCTGGCACAATTTTAGTAGAAAATGAATTAATCACATACACATCAAAAAATGCTACAAACTTTTTAGGTATTACTAGAGGTACAAATGGAACAGCAACCGCTGGTACATCAAATGGACAAGCTCACTCTGATGGAACTTTAGTTCAAAATGCAACATTGTTTACGGGATTCGGTAGTGCGGTGCAGGCATCTACTGTAACTCTTGAGCCAGGACTTTGGTCGTTAAGTAATTTTGGTGAAGTGTTGGTTGCAACAATTGCAAATGGTAAAACATTTACATGGAATGCAGGAGCTGCTAATCCAACAGGCAATAGAGCAGCAACAAATACATCAGGATTTGAAACAACAAATAATCCAACTGCAACTAGAGTTACTTTAATATCACCAACGACACGTCACTTAATTCATTTTGGAACAGAAACAACAATTGGCACACCTACTACACAAGATGATATGTTTATAAGATTTTCTGTTGATGAAGATATAAATAATTATACACCTGAAGCTACTAACACAGCGGGCACACAAAGATTACAGGACGGCACAAAAATCATGGGTGCTTTAGTTGCAAAAGAAAATATTCTAGTATGGACTGATAATGCATTGTATGCCATGAAATTTGTAGGTGCACCATTTACATTTGGATTTGAACAAGTAGGTACAAACTGTGGACTCATTGGTAAAAATTCAGCAATTGAAATCGATGGTGTTGCATATTGGATGGGTAATAATGGATTTTTTTCTTTTGATGGTACAGTTAATACACTACCTTGTTCCGTTGAAGACTATGTTTATGATGATATTGATACTACAAAAGGACAACAAGTTTGTGCAGGTATAAATAATTTGTTTACAGAAGTTATTTGGTGGTACCCAACATCTAACTCTACATTTAATGATAGATATGTAGTTTATAATTATGGCCAAGACAATGCTAATCTACCCATGGGTAATTGGTATACAGGCACAAATACAAATTCAATTAGAACAACTTGGATTGATTCATTAGTATATCCAAAACCATACGCAACAGCTTTTAATAATTCTAACACAGGAACGTTTCCTGTTATTCAAGGTGAAACTGGTTTAGGTCAAACAGTTTTATTTGAGCACGAAGTAGGAACTGATCAAATCAATCCTGATGGTAGCACAACAGCCTTAACTTCTTTTGTTGAGTCGTTTAGTTTTTCTTTACAAAAAGATCAAAGTGAAGTGTTTTTAGCTATGCGTAGATTTTTACCTAACTTTAAAGTATTAACTGGTAACAATCAAGTAACCATATCTGTAAAAGATTTTCCTGCGGATCCAAGTGCTGCAACCACATTAAGTCCTTTTACAATTACATCTAGCACAACTAAAGTAGACACACGTGCAAGAGGACGTTATGCAAATATTAAAATAGAAAACACAGGGTCTGGTGAATCGTGGAGATTTGGTACGTTTCAAGTAGACCTGCAACCAGATGGAAGGAGAGGATAATGGCAAAAATAGTAGTAAGATTACCAGAACCTAAAAGAGAATACAGCGAAGATAACCAAAGACAAATTAATAGAGCTCTTTCTATATTAATAGAACAATTAAACTCTACATATTTAACACAACAAAAAGAAGATCAAGAACGATTTACTTGGTTAGGATTAGGTTAATGGCAAATATATATAAGAACGAAAAAACAAGTTTAACAACTACAGCGCTCACTACTTTATATACAGTGCCATCTAATTCTAGAGCTATTGTAAAATCTTTATTGGTAGCAGAAGACGCTGGTAGCACAGCAGTTGTTAAAGTAACTTTAGTAGATGCAGCTGCAGCTGTTTTTGTGATAGATAATGATGTTAATTTAACTGCTAATCAAAAAGAACAAGTATTGAGTGAACCTTTAATTATGAAAGAAAGTGAGATATTGAAAGTACAAACAAGTAGTGGTGCGGTAGATGTTGTTGCATCCATACTAGAAATTAACAGGGAGGATAGATAATGCCATTTGTAGAACAAGAAGAACACTATGAAGATCACGTAATAGACGGTAAAGCAGTTAAGGTTTATAAACCACGTGTAGAAGTGACTATAAAACACTTAAAAACAGGTAGAGAATATCTATCAGATGCAGAGGCTAAAGAAGACGTAGATAGCCCTGTTACTGATACTACACAAGATGATATATCTAGAAGTGTAAATATCGTAGTGGGACCAGGTGCTTTGGGTGGTAAAACTAATATATAGGATCGTTGACGAATGTATAAAAACCTAGTAAATTGTTATACACTCGCCTTTTTACAAGCTTTGCGAACTTGCTATCATTGTACAATATAAAGAGAAACTATGGGATTATTTAAGAAAATTTTCAAACCAGTATCAAGGGTATTAGATAAAATCATACCTAATGAAATCAAACCAGCATTACCTTTTGCTGCAGCATTTGCACCTTACTTATTACCAACAGGTATAATGGGAGCAGGTATGGCTCAAAGAGCTTTGATGGGTGGTGGTTTAAATATTTTAGGACAACTCTCTCAAGAAGGTAACGAAGGTGATATTAATTTATTATCAGCGGGACTCGGAGCGTTGACCGGTGCAATGACTGCGCCAGGTGGAACCGCTGCAGATTTTTCAGCAGCTGGTCCAATGGAAGGTCCTGCTTTAACTAAAACTCCAGGCTTCAGAGATTATATGGCAAGTGGTATAGAAAAATTTGGAGCAGAAAGTGCCGGTGGACAAATCTTTACCGGTTTAGATAAAGCTTCTAAATTTATGCAGGCGCCAGGTTTAACAAAATTCACAGCACCAGTTGCACAAGGTGTTGGTGACTTAATGTTTGCACAAGCTAAAAGAGATCAAGATGAGTATGATCGAATGATGGAAGAAGAATCAGAAGCAGATGCAGCATCAGATGCACAAAGAGCATTTGCAATTAGAAGAGCTATGGAAGCACAAGGTGCGACAGAAGAAGAAATTGAAGATGCAATATATGCAGCAGGATACAAAACAGGTGGTAGAGTAGGATTTAAATTTGGTGGTATAGATGAAGCAATTGATAAAGTAGAAGATGAATCTATTAAAGAATCAGTTAAAATGATGGCGGATATGCCCGATATGGACCTTATGGATCTTATAGAAGAATTTGAAATTATATTTAAAAGAAAACCAATGAGTATAGATGAGTTAAAACAATTCTACAGAGAAACTTATGAAATGGAAAGTCCAGTTAAATTACAAGAAAAAATTAAAGAAAAAGTCACAGTAGAAGCTAAAGATGGTGGACTAATGGATCTTGGTGGTAAAGAAATGGATTTAAGAAAAGGTGGATTTGTACCAATTGGTAAAAAAGAAAGAGCAGACGATGTGCCTGCAAGACTTTCTAAAAACGAATTTGTAATGACTGCTGATGCAGTTAGAGCAGCGGGTGGTGGCAGTGTTAATGAAGGTGCTAAAAGAATGTATAAAGTAATGAACGATTTGGAGGCAAGAGCATAATGTCAGAAACAGTAACGATAACAAAACCAGCACCGATACTAGAAGGTTCGCTTACAGCCTTTTTAAGTCAAATAGATAAATTAAGTGGTGGTGCACTTGACCCTAGATTAGACCCAAGTAAATTTACAACGGTCACAGATCCGGACACAGGAAAGCAAACACAAATATTTAGAGGTATTGATACATCTAAATATGATCCTAAAGTAGCAGATCAAGTCAAATTACAAACAGATGCTGCAGCAGCTGCAGCACAATTAGGAACTTTAGTTGGACCGGATGCATACAAAGATTTTATGTCTCCGTATCAACAAGAAGTTATTGATACTACACTTGCAGAGTTTGACAGACAACAAGCAATACAGCAAACAGGTTTAAGAGATGCGGCTATACAATCTGGAGCTTTTGGTGGTGCAAGAGAAGGTGTTATGGCAGCAGAGGCAGCAAGAGGAGCTGCAACTAACAGAGCAAATTTACAAGCACAATTATTAGCACAAGGATTTCAACAAGCACAACAAGCAGCGGCTGCAGATCTTGCAGCGAGACAAGGACTTGGTGGTTATCAATCTCAATTAGGTCAACAGCAACAAGCTGTAGAACAAGCAAGACTAGATGCAGCACAAATTGCAGCAAGAGAAGCAGAGTTCCAACCATTCACACAATTAGGTTTAGTTGGTCAACAACTTGCACAGATTCAACCAGGCGCGTTCCCTACACAAACTGTAGGTTATGCACCACCAGCAGCACCAGCTAGTCCTATGTCACAATTCTTAGGTGGCGCGGCAGGTATTGGTGGTATCGCTGGTAAATTAGGATTATTTGGATAATGAGTAAAATTTTAAGACGACCTATGTTTAGAGGTGGCCCAGTCGATAGTCGCGGAACGGGGATTACATCTGGATTAATGGATAAACCTAAAAGAGGTTTAGTGGATGAACCAGGAGGATACGCTGGTGAAGTTCGTACTGGTGGTGATCTTTTAAAAAATGTAAATACTAGATTTGATCCTTTTTATCAAAATATGAATATGGATCAGTTAAGAGCATTTCAATCATTAGGTATGGGTAATCCATTTAGATCTACAAAAGATATGCCTGGTAGATTTAAAAATGCTTTTACTTTTCAAGAACCTGCTAGAGGGGATAGTCTTGTAGATAAAATAATATCCTCTGCTCCTATAGTTCAAGAACAGGAAAAATTCGAAGAAGATGTAGATAAAAACAGACAAATATTAGATAACAAACAATTCTTTTCAGGAGATGTAGATGAAGTTATTAAACAAAGCACTCCGGTTAATATGGAAAAAGGTGTGCCGGGTGGTGGAGATAAAAACATGTTTGCAAATGTACAAGGTAATGATGAACAAGTTACAGACATTGATGCTAAACAATTAATGAAAGAAAACGCAGAATTGTTTAAAGAATTATTAGGTGAGGGGAATAAGAAAAAATTAAAAGATGCAAGGATACAAGATGTATCAGATTACTTGTTAAAATTCTTTGAAGGTTCACAAAGAGAAGGTGCAACTGTTGGATCATCAGGATC